TGTTGTTGTTTAACACACGTCGTTCAGGTTATAATGTCAAGAGTTTCCAAAGTGATTACTTTAATGCTGAAACATATCCAGCAGATCCGTGGTCAAGTAGCACAACTTACAGTGTCGGAATTTATGTTAGTTACTCAGGAACAAATTATATTTCTTTGCAATTTGCCAATCTTAACCAAACTCCAGGATCTGCACCATCTTATTGGGGTGCTATTACACAAACCAATACTTGGTTGACTGCTAGTGGCAACAGAGATGACGGTGCAATGTGGTCAGGCCGTCAAGCACAACGCCAATTGGTTGTGCAAGCCATGAAGGCAGGCATTGACACCAGCGAAGCAGCACGTGAAGAACAAGCACAATTTAGTTTGATTGCCGCTACTGCTTATCCAGAGTTGATTCCCAACATGGTTGCACTCAGTAATGAGCGCAACAACACATTGTTTGTGGTAGGCGACACGCCGATGCGCCTTGCAGCCAACGGCACTGATTTAGCTGCCTGGGCAACTAATAATGGTGGATTAGGCTTCCGGTCCGAAGATGGCTTGCTAACTGCCAGTCAGTACTTGGGTACATTCTACCCCAGTTGCCAGACCACAGACACAACAGGTAATCCAGTTGTAACAGCACCAAGTCACATGATGATGCGTACTATTATCCGTAGCGATGCAGTAAGCTATCCATGGTTAGCACCAGCTGGTACACGTCGTGGTGTCGTAGACAATGCTATTGCTATTGGTTATATTGATGCAGCCACAGGCGAATTCCAACAGATCAATGTTGGACAAGGCCTACGTGATGTACTGTATGAAAACGACATCAACCCAATTACCTTTATTCCAGGTGTTGGTATTACCAACTTTGGTAACAAGACCACAACTAGTGTTACCAGTGCGTTGGATCGTATCAATGTATCACGACTGGTTGCGTTCTTGCGTGGCAGACTTGAAGAAATTGGTAAACTATATCTGTTTGAACCCAATGACGACATTACCCGTGCTGAAATTACCAACACAGTGAACTCGTTGATGATTGACCTAGTGGCCAAACGCGGAATATATGACTACTTGGTAGTTTGTGACTTGAGTAACAATACTCCGGCACGTATTGATCGAAACGAACTGTGGGTTGACATTGCTATTGAACCAGTAAAAGCCGTGGAATTTATCTACATTCCATTGCGTATCAAGAACACTGGTGAGATTTCAGGACAAGCGTCCTAATGAAAACGGTGGGTGATTTTTCGCCCACCAATTCAACTAAATAAACGTAACAGGAGATACCTACAAAATGTCTAGTTCATCACTATCAAGAATGTCAGTCCCACTGGGAGGCCAGGCTGATCAGGGCTTGTTGATGCCTAAACTCAAATATCGCTTTCGCGTATTTTTTGAGAACTTTGGCGTTGAAAAACCCACAACAGAATTAACCAAACAAGTAATGACCTTTGCAAGACCTAATTTGAGTTTTGAAGAAGTCACTATTCCAATTTATAACTCAACTCTAAAGTTGGCCGGTAAGCCTACATGGGCCGATGTTGCTTGCGAAGTTCGTGACGACGCTGCTGGTTCAGTTAGCAAGCTGGTTGGCGAGCAAATGCAGAAGCAAATGGACTTTTTGGAAATGGCATCAGCCAGTTCTGGTATTGACTACAAGTTCTTAACACGAATTGAAATCCTTGACGGCGGCAACGGCGCTTCTGATCCAGTGGTACTTGAAACATGGGAATTGTATGGTTGTTATTTGAAGCAAGCTGACTACGGTCAATTAAGCTATGCTGAAAGCGCAGTTGTCACAATCAATATGACTATTGCGTATGATAACGCTAACCAAATTCCATCTGGCTCTAACGGTGCTGGTATTGGTGGTGCTATTGGTCGAACATTAGGCGACATTGTTACAGGTGCTGGTACAACTAGTTAATAACTAATGTCATTAGCCACATTTGGTCAGCAGATCTTTAAAGGTTTCACAGCCGTTGACGGACTGCGTGGATACGATCATGCCAGTAGAGTTTTCACCCCCAATGGATATGAACTAAAGCCACGCTTTAAGTTTTTGTTCCACGTGGCGTTTACAATCAACACCGCACAGATTCCTGCACTACGTGGAGCACTTGGATTAACTGACATATCAAACATCAGTTTATTGGTCAAGACTATTGATCTGCCCAAATATACCATTGCTACCGAAACACTAAATCAATACAATCGTAAACGTGTGATTCAAACCAAGATCAATTATGATCCAGTAAATGTCACATTCCACGACGACGGATCAGATTTAATTCGTAACATGTGGTACAACTACTACAGTTACTACTACAAAGATGCCAGCCAGAACTACGGTTCTACCAACAGCACAAATGGTAGTATGGGTGCTGAAGGCAATGGTACAAAAGGATTTGGCTATAGTGGCCGAGACATTTACAATCAAGACCGCATGGGCGGAGTGAATGACTGGGGCTATATAGGTGAAGCAGTTAACGATGGCACATCCAGCTCTTCGGGTAAGCCTCCGTTCTTTACAGACATAAGAATTTTTGGATTTGATTACCAACACAAGTACGCAGAGTATGTGTTGATTAATCCGTTGATTTCAAATTGGAGTCACGACACATACGATTACAGTCAAGGCAACGGTCTCATGCAACATTCAATGACTATTGCATATGAAACAGTGAAGTACAAACAAGGTGCTCCTAACAAACAAGCACCAGGCTTTGCTAATGCGGCACACTATGACACTACACCAAGCCCATTGGCTCGTCCAGGCGGCCTATCTACCATTCTTGGCCAAGGCGGATTAATTGATGCCGCTGGCGGCATTGCACAAGATCTGCAATCTGGATCAGTGCTGGGACTTATTGGAGCCGCACAAAAAGCCAGCACAGTGTACAACACATTCAAAGGCAAAAATCTCAAGAGTATTGCTGTCGCGCAAGCCACAGCAATTGGCACTGAAGTTATTCAAGGCAGCTTGCCTGGTGCAGTAAGAAGTGTGGCCAGCAAAGCTGATGGCTTTTTCTTTCCAACAGCTACCGCGGCTCGCAATCAAGCCACAGTCAATCGACTCAATAATAATCAACCAGCAGGCGGCGGTGTATGAGCACAGTAAATTACGCAAATTACAAAAAAGATCTCACAGTCAGAGTATTTGATAGTTTTTACGACTATGATACCAATGTTCCTGCAGAAGAATATGACATTGTGAATTCATATTTTTCTAGTGTGATGCCTAGAAAAGCCGCAGGTAATTTTACTGTGAGTTTGTTTAGAGTAGCAGAAGATACCAACATACCAGCACTGACATTATTACAAGCCATGCAAGGGCAAACTGGATTGAATTTAAATGCCAGCTTGGCCTACTACTTGAATATGATTCGTAGCAGAGCTACATTACTTGGCATCAACGCCAGTTCAACTCCCAATCAATACGCCGCTCGTTTGGTAATACAATGAGTCGTTGGGCACAAGGTCAATACATAGTACAAAACCCTTCTAAGTATGTGGGTCGTGGCACACCTCGTTATAGATCAGGATGGGAACACAGCTTCATGCGCTTCTGCGACACCAATGACAACGTGCTACAGTGGGCCAGCGAAAGCATTGCTATTCCCTATATGAATCCTGTAACAGGCAAGAAAAGCAACTATGTGCCTGACTTCCTAATCACCTATCGTCAAAAAGACAATACGGTCAAGGCCGAGCTGATTGAAATCAAACCCAAGAAGCAAAGTGTGATTGAAAGCAAAATGAGCAGTAGAGACCGTGCTGTAGTAGCTGTTAACTACGCCAAGTGGGGAGCCGCACAAAAGTGGTGTGCCCGCCAAGGACTTACATTTAGAGTGATCACCGAAAACGATATGTTTTCCAACGGTCGTAATTGATCCATAAATATCCGCATGACGCGGAAATTAGAAGACCTTTTTGACTTGCCCTCTTCGGTTGAAATTGAAACCAAAGACGACACCCCCACCATTGAAGAAGCACAAACGCAACTGGCTGCAATAGACATAGCCATTGACAAGATTGACACAGCATTGCCTGCTGTCAAGGATTTAAGTGCTAGTGATGGTGAGATGGACGAACTTGCAGACTTGGCCAAAGACAGCTACAAAGATCTCATGGATCTTGGCATGCAAGTAGACTCACGTTTTGCCAGTGAGATATTCAATGTGGCAGGCACCAT